CTACAAGTCTATAATATTTTGGAATAATGACTTTGATGGCGGAGAGCTAGAATTTATTAATTTAAATAAAACCATAAAGCCAGAGCCTGGAGACTTGGTGTACTTCATTGAGTCGGAGGAAAATCGGTGTGGTATATCTCAAATAACTAACGGTAACCTGTATTTGTCAGAGGCGTGGATGGGAAAGCCAGGAAAGCTTTGGATGCCATCATCTGTTCCATATGAAGAAATTGACTGGGACAACTGGGAAATTAAAGGCTTTTAGTGTGGTAAAATAGACTATCATGTCTAGCCCATCAAACCTCTATGCGGAAAAGATTTTTAGCGAACATCCGCTAGCACTTTGGGCACTTGATGATGTTGCAGATTATGTATCTCTAATAAGAGAATCAGATAGGCAAATATCAAACTGGAATATATCTGGCGGAACAGCACAAACAAAATTAGATGTTGTAGATGAGCCATTTAGTTTTAGCTATACAACTGAACTAACTGGTGACTTAACCAGTGAACAGATAGGTCAAATAGAGTGTGTAAGTCCAGACACTATAGGTGGGTCATCTGGAATTAATTTTACATCTCTGAATTCAGATCTTGCCACCTTTGCCATAGGTGCTTATGTATATACACCAAGTTCATACCTAGAGAGCATAGAAATAGGTTATGAATACTATGACTCTGTTTCGGCTACTAATATTCAAAAAATTAAAAAATTTGAAACATCAGTTTCTGGAAAGTGGATGTTTGTATCTGAAACATTTGATATTCCCAGCGATAATGCAACAATGAGATTAGTCCTAAAAATTAATTATGTTGGTGGAGCTCCATCTACAGAAGACTATAAGTTTTTGATCAATGGACTTTCTCTTGGACAATGGTCAGAGGAGTTTAACTCAGTATCTCTAGGACTATCTCAAACTGACCTTCCATCATCTATAGCATTGCCTACAGCTAAAGTAATAGAGGCAAAGGCTTATGGTATTCAAGAGTCCCCTGGATATTATTTTACAAAAGATTATGCACTTTTAGCAAAAAATTCTGGTATACCTATGGTTTATGGTGCATCAAATGTAACAATACTTTCAGAGGATGCTGGACCATCAATGATAGTGCCTGGATATGGATTCTTAAACTCATCTGGTGAATATCGGGACTATACATTCGAAGCATGGCTAAAAATAAGTTCAGACACAACCATTGAAAAAAGAATCTTAGGTCCAATATCTTCCTTAGATGGCATTTATGTTCATGGACCATTAATTATTTTAAAAATTGCAAATCAGTTTGGATCATACTTTGTCGGTGAATGGCATAGACCAATGTTGGTCAATATAACATATTCCAGATCTACAGCAAGCTTATTGATTAACGGCGAAGAGGTAATATCGCTAGACTTGTCATCATCAACTTTAAATTTTCCAGATAGCATAAGTCAGCTAGGTAAGGATCAGGACTGGATAGCCTTTTATGCACACGATGATGCCTCACCAATAGAGGTTGATTGTATAGCCATATATCCATATAAAGCATCTCAAATAATGCTAAAGCGTAGATGGATTTATGGCCAGGCAGTAGAATTTCCAGAGAACATTAACACTGCTTACAGTGGAACCTCAGTATTCATTGATTACCCATTTGCTAATTATGCAAATAGCTATAGCTATCCAGATATTGGAAAATGGGACCAGGCAATAGTTGAAAACCTATCAGTTGACGACGGAATGTTGTCTTCACCAACACTAAATGAACCTAGCATTATATTTAATAATAAAACTAGAGAGCAGTGGGACACTGACATAGCATTGGCTCAATCAGAAATGTCTGACACTTTTATATCAATGTATCCAAATTCTGAATGGAATAATACTCAGGGATATATCTTAGTAGATAGACTTAGCGTACTTTCCGAGGATGTGAAAGGTTTTTATGGTGTATTTCGTGAATTATCCTCAGCAGATCGAGAACAGATTCTGTTTCAAATAGATGACGTATCTAGCTCTAATTATTTTCAAATTAGATTAGGCTTAGACTCAATTGACTACGTAATTAATTTTAATTCAGAAGAGCAAGTTCTATATACAGCACAAAAACATTATCCTGGAGAAGACTTTTCAGTTGGAATAGATATACAGTCATTTATTAATAATTTTGGTGGCAACGTAGCAGCCTTCTTTGGAAAGAAATCACTCCTGAGCGTATCTATTGGAGGAAATAAGAATTTTGAAAAAACCTTTTTGGGACACATATATAATATTGGTTTTTGTACTAAAAGAAACCTAAAAAAGATTTCTCACTTTTTCAATACTAGAGGAACTCTAGTAGACCAAGAAGATTTCCCATCTTTGATGGACGGGCTAGAGCTAGATGGTGGAGAATCATCAACGTCATTCTGGAGTATCCTTTATAATGGTGGGTCTCCAGCAACTATTGCAACAGCAAATCTACAGCCACATATTGCTAGCTATACTATATCACCACGATCATATTTTAATAATTTTGTTGTAGATATTTTGGCAGATTCTTACTGGGAAGACTATATCCCACTAAGTTATTTTGCAAAATATATAACAGATGCTACCAATGAATCTAGATACGATCTTGACTTTATTCAGTTTAACATTAATTATCCAGCACCATCTAGATTCACTGAAGAGCAATCAGATGGATCTTGGACATATGAGGAGCTACAGGAAGAGTATGCCGTTCCGATACAAAGAACATATGAGTCATTAGACAATCAACTATTTACGGGATACCAGGACTATCTAGATTTAAAAAACAAGGCCGTAAAATCATACAAGTATGATACCTCATCATCATTGGTAAAAACATATGTTACCTTCCAATACTTAAAGAGTGGGGCAAATGAATCATCAGATTATTTTACCAACACTTTGTCGGCACCTAAAGATGGCATTGTAATACCTGGAAGTTCGTCTGAGGACTGGAGCAGAACAAAGTATGAGGTAGTGGATAACATGATTATTTATCCACCATCTGGAATAAACTTTAGCGAGCTTGCTCTTGTTACTCACATAGAGTTTAAGATAGATGGACTAAAATATAACCCCATAAAGATAAAAAAGCTGCAGTATGCCTCACAGGCTCTTAATGATACCACTCCAGTCGGGGTTGGAACTAGATTTGGTACAAAAATTTACCCATACAAAAAGACTGGGGTATACTATGATTACAAGAGTAGAAATCCGTTTAGCATTTATAAGGGTAGTTCGCCATACCTATACCTAACTAGAAATAGTGGTATTCAGATAAGAGGATCTTATGATCCGCTAGTCAATAGAGGGCTATCAATTCCACTTAATGAGGGCTTATCATCAAACTATAAAATTATTGCTTCTCAATTAGCCATTAGATATGATGAAGACTTTTTTCCTTTTGCCCCGACTGAGATATTTGAAATTGAGTCCAGAAATTCATTGCTTAAGTTCTACTTGGTAGCAAACCATCCAGGTGGAAAGAGGGCTAAAATCTATGCTGTGGATGCAAAAACTGGAAAACTTGAAAATGGTATTGCTTTCTATTGGAACGGCAAGATTGTAAAAGAACCAAATATTACTGTTAAGCAGTGGGGCATGCTGGGTATAAGTTTCTCAAACACTTTGATTTTAAATAACTATTTAGGTGCCCTTAGAATAACTGGTCCTATTTTGGTAAATATGCTATCCCACTATCAGTCCACCAATCTTCAGGAAGTTCAGCAAATTACCACTAGGCCTTGGCTAAAGGTTAAATCATCTGGATCAATAAATTTTGATTGGGAATATTGGGATATGTCTTATATCTGGAACGGGGTTCTAGTTTTGGCATCAAGAAGCTACTATGGGGTGGATCCATCAGATATTTATAAAACCTATACTGGAACTAATAAAATAATTATAGATGATACGAGAGCATTTACGCTAAAATCTTACGAGTATAATGTATTAAAAGATATTTCTTGGCAAACACAAACAGTATCCGCAGTATAATGTGGTATACTAGTGGTTATGAATGCTGAAAAATTTAGAGTTCCTGGTCAAGTTGGTGAGTCAAAACTTACGGTTTTGGACAAACAGTATGACTGGGGAATCTACTTCTGGAAGAAGGCTAACGGCAAGCCTTTTACAGATGGTAATGGTAACGTTCTAAACGTTCCGTCCCATAGGGGTGACGCACTTCAGATTCGTAAATTACAGCAAGAGGCTACTGCTCTTGGCCAGGGTGATGGCTCATATGAGTTCATGCCAGGGGTAGAAAGAATTTCTGACGAAGAGTATAGCGAGCAGCTAGACAGAATGAAGCAGGGACTCATACCAAATATGAATGATCTTGGTGCTGTTATGGCTGCAAAGCAAACATTAGCCATGTACGGAAGTGATGACTAATGAGTGAAGCAAATGAATATTATATTAGAGACATTGGTCTGCCAGAAATAGAGTCAGAAAAAGATCTATTTAAAGAGCAGGATCCATTCTCTAAAAACTGGGACATCCTTAAGGGGCTGTCTGGTCTAGAAAAGAATTTTAAGCGTAGATCAGATAGAATTGCAAAGGCAGATGTTTCTGCAATCGGAAACAATGTTGATACAACTAGACAGGGCTACCAGGATAGTGCATTAACTACTAACCGTGGTATTGACGGAGCATATTCTAAAGAGATTAATCCTGGAATTGTATATCGTAACGGTTATGGAATGTTTGATGTTATCACACCTCCATGGAACCTATATGAACTGGCAAACTATTACGATACATCATTCGCTAACCACGCAGCAATTGATGCTAAGGTAGAAAACATTGTTGGCCTTGGATATGAGTTTCAGCCAACACAAAGAACCCTGATGGCATTAGAGGCATCTACTAATGAATCTGCTACAGATAAAGCACGTAAACGTATTGAACGTGCAAAGGTAGAGTTAAAGGATTGGCTAGAAAGTCTCAATGATGATGACTCTTTTAACCTAACTATGGAAAAAGTCTATACGGATGTTCAGGCAACTGGAAATGGATACCTCGAGATTGGTAGAACCGTTAAGGGTGAGATTGGTTACCTAGGTCACATTCCATCTACTACTATGCGTGTTCGCAGACTTCGTGATGGCTATGTTCAGATTATTGGTCAGAAAGTTGTTTACTTCCGTAACTTTGGGGCAAAGAATCCAAACCCACTAACCACCGACCCACGTCCAAATGAGATTATTCACTTTAAGCAATACTCTCCACTAAATACTTTCTACGGAGTTCCAGACATTATGTCTGCAATTTCTTCATTACATGGAGATCAGCTGGCCTCACAGTATAACATTGACTACTTTGGCAATAAGGCAGTTCCTCGTTACGTTGTAACTCTTAAGGGTGCAAAGCTATCTGAAGAAGCAGAAGATAAGATGTTCCGTTTCCTGCAGACAAGCCTAAAGGGGTCTAGCCACAGAACCCTATACATTCCGCTACCAGCAGACTCAGATACCAATAAGGTTGAGTTTAAGATGGAGCCAATTGAAAACGGTGTTCAAGAAGCATCTTTCAATGAGTATAGAGTTAGAAATCGTGATGACATTCTTGTTGCTCACCAGGTTCCACTCTCCAAGATTGGTGGTGGAGACTCATCTGCGATTGCTGCTGCTTTAGCTCAAGACCGCACTTTTAAGGAGCAGGTAGCAAGACCAGCTCAGCGAAATATAGAAAAGCTATTGAGCAAGATTATTAAGGAAAAGACAGATCTTTTAGAGCTCAAGTTTAATGAGCTTACACTTACAGATGAAATTGCCCAGTCCCAGATCCTTGAGCGTTACGTAAAGAACCAGATTATGGTGCCTAACGAAGCACGAACAATTCTTGGATTGCCGCAGAGACCAGATGGCGACGAGCCACTTGAGCTTAATGCACGAGCAGCAGCAGACGCCAAGGGTAACATGGCTGGCAATAAGACTAGAGATGCTGAGAGAGCTAATAACTCATCAGATAATACCGCTACCATCGCTGGGCGTAATGCTCAGGGAGAGGGAAGATCCTCACAATAAAAGTTATTAACATAGTTATTAACATGTTGTATAAAAAGGGGGTATAATTAAACTACCATGACTATTGCAAAAGCACACTGGGATTCAGAAGGCGATAACGTTCGTCTCTCAATGCCCTTCTCTAAAGTAGACAAGGAACGTCGCATCGTTTCTGGCTTTGCCACCCTAGATAACGTTGATCGCCAAAAGGACATCGTTACTTCTGAAGCGTCTATAAAGGCCTTCTCAAAATTCCGTGGTAACATTCGTGAAATGCACCAGCCACTAGCAGTGGGCAAGATGGTAGCATTTAAGGAAGACAAGTATTTTGATCCTGAGACAAAGAAGTTCTATTCAGGAGTTTATGTATCGGCATATGTTTCAAAGGGTGCTCAGGATACATGGGAAAAGGTTCTTGATGGAACCCTTTCAGGTTTTTCTATTGGCGGTAGAATGAATAAGTGGGATGACGCCTATGATGAGAAGATGGATTCTCCAATTCGTATTATTAAAGAGTATGACTTAGTTGAGCTATCTCTAGTAGACACTCCAGCAAATCAGTTTGCAAACATTCTTTCTGTAGAGAAGGTAGATGGCGTAGACGTTATAAAGGGCGAAGGCGTAAATACAGAAATTGAAAATGTATTCTGGGATGCAGAGTCACAGATCATTATGCTTTCTGAAAAAGAGGTAGAGCTTAGTCCTACTTCAGGAGCCCCAATGCAAAATATAGGTTTCGTTGAAAAATCAGATAACGAAAAAACAGAAATGATAAAGTTCTTAGTTGATAGTGCTAGAGGCATTAAGGCTGAGATTAACAAGGAGGTAGGTCCTATGACTGAAACAACAAATGACATCACAGAAAAGTCTGATGATGTAGTTGAAGAATCACAGGTCGCTCCAGAGGCAGATGCTACAAATGAAGATGCAGTAGAAAAGTCTTACGACATGGACAAAGAAGAAAAGTCTGTAGAAGAAGAAAAGAAGTCTGACGACATGGATGAAGACGAAGAGGAAACTCTGAAGGC